ATATAGATAATGGATGGAACGGTTCCAACTGTAAAAGTCCATGTAATCGTTTGAGCCGTGCTGGTAATCGTTTGCGACACATCACTAATCGTCGTGCTGGTCGTTGCATTATATACCGTTCCTACAACGGGAGCCGTTCCGTTTGTACTACATCCTGTTAGCGTAAGGATATACTTTTGATTGGCGGTAGTACCATAGGTAAAAGCATTAGAAAATTGTACCGAACCCGTGGTTGCACTTGGGGCTACGAAACGCCAGAAACTCGATACGAGTGTATAAGTGGAAGGGCTAACTGCAGTAATCGATTCCGCATTTATGCCTGCGTTGTTATTGGTAAATGGCGCATTGATGGTTTTGAGAGCGCTATTGAAGTTATTAGTATATCCAGTACCCCATGTATTATTTAGATTGAGAATACCAGCACCTATACCTGAGATTGCTGAATCCAATGTTTGACGATTAACTAATGTTGTAGTATCACTTGTTAGAGCATTATATGCTTGTTGAAACTTATTCGTTCCTGTAAGCACTACGTTAGAAGTTCCTCCTGAGTATGGAACAAGTAGAGCCGTCTGTCCATCGACATAGGTCTTGTTTGTAAGATTATTCGCAGTACTCGGTGTGGCAGAAGAACTAATTTTATACGTTCCTAATGTCGTATCTCCTGTTGCCCCCGTGTAAGGAACGTAGTTTAATGCTGCGACACCTAATACATAGGTATTGGAGTTCGAGAGTGCCGTCAGATTGACTACATCGGATCCAACCGTCGGCACATAGGAGGTTTGTAGTTCCTGACCCCCTAAATTAACTGGAGCGGTCGCACCCGTATAGGGCACATATGCTCCCGTATCGACTAACACACCATTATCGTAAATGCTTGTTGCATAAATCGTTTGAAGACCATCAATTGTATTGACGATTAAATTATTATTCTGAAGCCCATTGATACTTGCCATTTATAATATCTTAGATATTAATATACAGAAAAAGATGGAGATTGTTAAATCGTATTCGTTATACTTTAATACCCGTCAGGCAAATTATGGATCGTCGAATAATTGTACCTTTCTTTTTACGACACCAATCGTGTTGACCAATACGAACAATCGTTTCATGATCTCGACGCCTTTGATTGAATTGCCCTATTCGTTTTCCCAAGTGAATACATCAAACTACAATTTGCCTTATACCTATACGGATTCTACAGGAACTCGTAATTTTTCATCTATAACCATGAACATTCCCCAAGGGAACTATAATATTAATCAATTGCAAACTCAATTGGTTTCTTCTCTCGTTAAGGACATTTTATTGCATTGGAGTGGATCTACCATTACCGCTAGTAATTTCAACTTTACCTATAGTCCACAAACTGGGTTTACCACCATGACAATGACCGGATTAGTGTTTACCGCTACGATTGTTCTGAAATTCTCTACTAGTTATGTTCTTGGGTTGATGAATGGCTTTCCCCAAGCCGATCAAACCTTTGGAACGGCGGTTGTATTAACCTCCCCGAACAAAGTCATGGTCAATCCGATAACGTCCGTTTATATCCGATCCGAGACGCTAAAATTTCAAAACAATTACGAAGCCATCGTCCAATCGTACCAAAACTCCGATGTGATTGCGAAGGTTCCTGTTTCGACATTGCCCAATAGCATTATCTATTATCGATCCGATAGCAAATCCATGATCTCCAATAAAATGATTCCTTCTCTTAATCTATATGTGTCAGATAACCTTTCGGTTAGTTATACGTTGGATATGCAAGGTGTCAATTACGGTATCATGCTTCAGATTGACGAAGTCCAATTGAAGCCTAATAACTCCTATCAAGATCAAATGGAAACGACGATTTTCAGTGCTCCGAAAGAACTAATGGAAGAACGAGATGGACTCGTGCAAGACTTATTGAAAAAGAAAGATAAACTCATAAAACAAATCGAGGAAGTCAAAGCAAGAAATAATAAAACTCGAGATGAACAAGTAAAAGAATCTAAGGTAATATAAATGATGTTCAAACTAGCACAATCGCTAATTGAACTATTCAAAAAATATCTTAACTTACTATAAATGTTTAAAGTAGGTCAAAAAATTCATCACAAAGAGTTTCTTCCCTTTGTTAATAATGTAGTAAAAACAAATGTTCATAATTACAAACCTGGTGTCCAACGATCCATCGATGCCAAAGAAAAAGCATCTTATGCCATTGGAGCAAAAGATCTAATTGATGCCAATCCTGTTAAAATGCATAGCAATCCACGAGGACAGGAGAGTCTCATGTACGGCTGGGGAAAGGGCTTGCCGGTTCAACAACCAAAAGATATTCGAGCCCAAGGAGTACAGCGAAGATCATTAGCCGAAGTAAATAACATGGACGCAGGCAATTATTATAATTTCAAGAAATAAGGTTGAAATAATTATCTAATGGATAATTATAAAACATGTCTCACTTTTCAGGTATCAACCAAGAGGTTCACAACTATATGACGCAGGATGTGCCTCATTCGTTGAAGTCAAACTCGTCCGCTCAAGCCATTAAAACTCGCAATCGTATCTTCCAAGTTTCTTCCACATCGCAAAGTCAATCGAGCGGTGGAGTGGTCTTGTTTAACATTCCCCCGAGCAATTACTCGATCACAAAAGGTACGATGGCACTTCGCGCTCGTATCACAGCAACCGGTACTGGTTTCGTCGCCGCAACCAACGCGGTTGCTACCAACGTAGGCTTTCAAGGTCCCGCTGGCAATTTATCGCTGACGGTTTCTACTTCTCCCCAATTCGGAAACGGCTATGCTCCCATTTCTCGTATCACGGTCTATGGTGCGAACTCGGCTGTCATCGAACAACAAAACTATGCCAATGATAACATGAACTTGTTATTGCTACATAACAGCAATGCTTCTTACTTAGCAGGTGATGCGCAAATCTTGGCTGGTGTAGGCACCCCCTTCACTGCCACTTCAACGACATCTGCTTTCATCGATGTTGTTCTTCCTCTTCCTCTTAGTGCCTTTAACTCGAGCACTCAAGACTTCCCCAACTATCTCTTATCTGCTCCTCTTACCATGCAACTCGATCTCGCTTCCGTTGCTCGTTCCATCTGGCACGGTGCGACTGCCACGGTATCCGAGTACACCATCTCGAGTACTTATCTCGTCTATCAAGCGTGCGAACTACCGGCTGCCTATGTGGAAGCCGAGAGAATGGCAGTCAAGAGCTCGCCTTTCATCATGAACTTGACTTCGACATTAAACGTCCAAGTACCTGCTTCCATTCTATCCTCGTATTCTCTAGGTCTCAACGCAAGTTCCGTACGAGCCGTATTCGTTCTTCCTAGCAATTATGCTTCTGCTCCTCCAGCAACGAGTACGACATCTCTTTCGTATTGGCGTGATACCGTCGATTCAGCCAGCAACTACAACGGTGCGGGTACGAACGCAATCTGTTTTGTCGATGGCAATCAGATCAACTCCGCAATATACGACAATCCAGCCATGGTCTTTCAGGGTATGAAAAATGCTCTTCACCACAGTCTACAAGGCTCAATTATCTATTCTTCTCCAGCACTAGGTGGTGCCCTTTTGTACTCGGGTGGTGGCGGTCTCGGCTCGGTCAATCCATGGATTTCACAATTCTACGCAATTGGCTTCGACCTTACTAGTTTCGATGATGAAGCAAGTTTGTTCGCTGGTAGTCCATGCACTACATTAAACTTGCAATTAACTGGTTATGGATCGGCACAACCAACTTACTTATCTACCATCATTGTCGTATACGATGTACTACTTGCTTTCGAAGCAGACGGTACAATCCAAGTCAAAAGATAAGTCTTGCTTTAGCAAGCAACCCTTAGTGTAGAGACGTCAGCTTCAAAAATATTGTTATTATTTAAATAACAAGATTTAACACTTGATTTGCCCAAATAAGGCTTTTGTATTGTCATCTGGATTGATCTCCAATGTTAATAGAACATAGGCGAATTCAGCTTGAGTCCATGTACCAGCATTAAAATTAACATAAGGAGGAGTATCGACAGCGGCAGTACCAAATTGTTGAATCGATAAGGTTAAATCAATAGTACCAGAAATTGTGTTAATTTCGAATTCTCTAACACCGCCAATAGAACTATCTCCGCACCATGTATTTGAAAACCACATTCCTTGTTCGCCATTTCCTCGAAATAAGAATTTAGAAGAAGAAATATTAATTAATTGAGCTGCAGGTAGAGGATGATTTGCTGTATGATGTCCAGAATAACATTGCCATCCTACAATTTTCGCTTTATATTTACCGCCATAAAGATTTACTTGATTGCTTACAGTAATAGGTGTTAAACTAGTTAACGCGCCAGCACCAGCATTGGCAGCTAGTAAATCAGACCAATAGATTGAAAGTTGAACTAAAACCATTTATTTATCATTAGATATTTATTCTGTCCATTTTTCTAAAGAAGACCGGTTTAGACCCTACTAGATTCACACTTAGAAAAGGATGATCACTTTCGTCTTCAAATGCCATGGTGAAGATTTCATCGGGAATGTCCCAATCCTCTTGAATGGCTTCTTTTTCTTTTAGATTCGTCATAGGAAACAAATAGAGCAGATCCGCCTGCTTCCGCAAAGTAGGTGCAATGGATTTATAAGATTGCGTGATAGCCAGTATAGAAAGATTATAGTGCCGATGGTTGAGAAAGAGACTGGTGATGATATTCTTTTTAAATGATCGAGGTAAATCTGCCACCACATCATCGAGAATCAATAGGTTATAGATTAAAGGTAGTTTTTTTTTTAGCTTCTTTTCGATCATCTTTTGTTTCGCTTGTTCAGCTTTGATGTAATCACAAATGCTAGCAATATTGGCTTCATTTAGTGTATCATAATATTTGCCATCTTTTTCTAGTTCTAGTCGTAAACCGGCTGTTTTTTCCTCTTTACTAGGAGAGATCATGAAGATATTCCCAAAATAGCCTTTGAACAACTTCGTAGAAGATAACATGGATAACCATAAACTAGTTTTTCCTGTTCGTTTCTTGCCCGATAGAATCATAATCGAGCCTTTTGTATTCTTTAAAATGGGATCATTTTTGCTTACGTCATCCTTGTCATGAGCTTGAAAGATATTCGAGAGAGATGATTTAATAATAGACATATTATTATATCAGATATTTTTAATATAATTATTTCCCTGATTGATTTAGTATTCTCAATTGAGCTTCCGCATCTCTTTTTGTCATTACTTTATGAGAGTAGTAATGACCTTCTGTATTTCGAACTTTATAGCCATTTGGTACTTTAACGAGCCGATAGGGCATTTTCTACTAGGGAAGATTATTATTTTCTAGTATTACTGTATATGATAAGCCACCGAGTCATTCCTCAAACCGAAGCATTTATCGATGCTAAATTAAAACTATATAATGCATTAAACTCAATCTACATGCAACCTTGTAAATACCCACACCGGATCAAAGATGGCTATCTAGGCGGAAGGGTTCGCAACTTCGGCGAAGGCGATCGCAGACCCAATCATGGCGGCTATGGTGAGTTTATAGCAAATAAAAAATTCCCACTTGCATGGAAACTACTAAAAGAATATGCAAAATTCATTGTTCCAGATGATTTCAACTACTCGATGATCACCGTCAATAAGAATGTTTGCATGAAAAAGCATCTAGACGGTAAAAATGCCGGAATAAGCTATTTAACATGTCTAGGTGATTTCGAAGGGGGGGGTCTTTATGTTTACTCGCCCGACAAGAATCTGTATCAAACGAAAGATTGTGTAGTCAGCTTTAATGGTTCAGAATTGCCCCATGAATCAGAGCCGTTTAACGGTTCGAGATTTACTCTCGTATTCTTTTCACAATATCAGAAAAACAAGATGGTGGACGCTTATGATGAACTAGAGGAACTAGTACAACTCTCGTTGCGTTGGGGTGTCATCGATGAACATGTGGATAAACTAGGTTGGTCTGTTTCTACCATTTTAGACTGAGTAATGAATACTCTTTTTTCTTCTATTTCTGGGTACAAAGTAGAACCGTATTGATTATCGACATTCCGGTAGTAATTGCCCCATTCGATATACTTTTTGTATAAATAAGAATACATTATACAATCAGTTTAGATAAAAGTAAGGTAGCCCACATCCCAAAAGGGATGTGAGCCTACGACCCCCTAGAAATCACCGACCTCTTGAACTAGCTACTTTTTGCTTCGGGGGGAAAAGTGCGGAAACCGCATATATCTTATAAGATAACCCCCATTTCCGCATTTTTCCCCCCGAAGGGAAAGGGACATATTGGCAAGGATGATTCTAGGGGTCGCAGGCTGCGTTTATAGCAAACATTCTACTACTTCACACTGCTCTAGTACGGCAAGGTGATCTAAAACTTCATATGAGGTATGTTTTGATTTATCTTGCGATGAGGTGATGAAGGTATATCCTAGGGACGTATTAATACATTTAACAATTTGTTGTAGACTATAGACGGATTCGGTCATAAAGTATTTCTTAATGTATTCTTTGATATTTGGCTTCGAGGCTAATTCAGAAACATCTAATTGGCTGAGTTCTGTAATAGTAGCTTCTTTTTTGATTAGTTGTATAAATGGCTTATTTTTGTTATCGAAATAGCTAGTAAAATTATTATCCCAAATGAATCGTCGTTGCTCTTCGGTACATGTTTTGAATCTCGAATCAAAATAGAATCGATTAATGGCTAGTTTATCTTTCATAGATGCTTGTGAGCACCAAATTCTTTCAACTTCAATTGTGTCTTTTTCATCTATAGATAATTGCGGAACATCATCATAGGCGATTAACATTTTACTTTTGAATTGTAGATTTTCGTATAAGTCTCGATTTTTGCGATGATAGAATGAATCGCATTTGAAATTGGTTTTATGACATAAGTGAAGAAGGCACTCTTCGAAGTTAGCATGTTTCTCGTTGGCAATATTTTGAACGAGTGCTTGATAATGATCGGGAGCTTCATTATAATAGCTAGGGATTTCCATAATAGAAGGAGATTGGTTGCTAAAGAACATAACAAAAATCAAATCATCGGCAATCGAGCGAATTCTCATTGAGGTTTGAAGAATATCTCTAGAACTATTGAAAAATGGCTCAATTAAAAGATAAACACGATCATATCCTGAACTATCATAATTAACACCTACTGTAATTGCAGAATTAGTTAATACAGCATCAAATTTAGCCCATTCTTCATTTACATTTCCCAATGTAGCTTTTTGAGAATCAGCAACATCACCATGATAAACGGTAATTTGCTTTTGTGTTCTAGATTGAAGTTTATCTCGAACCTGTTCAATTGAATCATGATGCTTGCTAGAATTTTTATACGGATAAAAGATGTATAGTTTTTTACCTTGTTTCAAATCATTACAAATATGGTCAATTGTGTTTTCATAACCTTGTAGTTGAATAATTTGTCTTTCACTTGGTTTATATTTGCTTGAATAAGTAATAATTTCTTGTGTAGGACATCCAATATTTTTCAACCAGTCAATTGTTTTTGTTGTAGTAAAAGCATCGAGAAGAAGTACCTTTTTGGCTCGTTGAACGAGTTTAACGAGTGTATCATAGTTTTTAGCAATATTGTCCTTATGTGTTTCGCTAACCAATGAATTTAATACGGTTTCTACTTCATCAATAACAACTACATCTCGATATGTTTGAGCATCTTCTAGATAATGAAGTGATTCTGTACTAATCATAAGTTTAGGTGCAGAGTTAATTTGTTCTTTGCGAGTCTTTGAAACAGCATGTTTATAATTAAAAACATCAATACCCTCATCCTTCATTCGTTGATAGGTATTGTTAGAAAGAGCAATGCGGCAACCAATTGCTAGGAATGATTTATCTTTACTATCGAGCCAATTTTTACCCATCGCTTCTTTCTTCTTCAAATATTGAATTGTAGTTGTTGTTTTGCCGCCACCCATACCTACATTGAAAATTACACATCGATGAGGGGTTCTAAAATATTCGGGTTGGATCTTTTCGATCTGAACCGAAGGAATGTTAAGTGATTCTATAAATCGATTCGAGGCTGAAAAAGACTGGTCATTCTTTTGACCTTCTACATAACTAAATAACTCGGGAATAAAGAACTTCAAATAATTAATCCAACCTTGTCTAGATAATGGATACATCTTTTCATCATTCCAATATTTTTGCCATTTTGCTTTACGTTCAATTGAATCTACCTTTTGTTTCGCCCAGTTCCAAAACGTATCAAATGTAATCCCATTGTGTCGAGCAAACATACATCCCTTCCATGTATGTTGGTGATTCAACGATGCATTCATCGGAGAGAGAAAGAGTAGGTCTTTCAGCTCCATATTATCAATCTTAACGTCTTCGGGAAGCTTTATCTGCGGCTGATCCAAAAGATATTTCATATCAGTATATTCCGTATTCTTGAATTCAGGAATCTTGAATGTAGCAACTTTCTCTGTACCTGTAAAAAACGAGCAAATAAAGTGATTTTGATAATGATGGTCTAGAATAATATCCTGAATGACTCGTTGAGGCTTTGATTGAAAGATACACTTCATTACACGATTCTTAGTATACACTTTCCAATCAAAAGCCTCGAATTCATTTGTGCTGATATGCTTTACTAGTTTACGTAATTCAAGTAGCTGAAACTCATTTTCAATCAAAAGACTAGGAACAATAATGTGATAACTATTTTTATTGGCTTCCTGCGATCCACTAATCGCCATGTCAACCTTTCCAAAATACTCCTCGATAATCGTAATGGCTCGATTTAAATCATCCGCCTTCGGAGTTGCCGAGTCAATATCGAAATATAACTTTTTTGGATAAGAGTCTAGAACTTCGTAGGCACTATTATTTCCTTGGGTAATAAATGGAATAATTTCATCCTCTTTCATTGTTGTCCATCCATGACCATACTTTGGATGCACAATCTTAATTAGTTTATCGTCAGCTTGTTTCGTTGCTAGCAAGTGAGCTTGAGAGCCCGCGTCGAAAAGAAATGGTTTACCAAACATGTTTCGTAGTTTCATATGCCTATATCCTAGGATAAGAAAATAAATCTATGATTTGATCACAAGAATCAAATAATAAATTTTACTGGGGGTTTTCGATCGTTTTCAATTTTTCATTGTTCAATTTTTCATTGTTCAATTTTTGTTCTTCTTCGAGAATCTTATTCTTTGCATCTCGTTTAATATAATACGCCAACGAGGCTCGATCGATCATCTTCTGTCGAAACATAGGATCCGATGCATATCGCTCCTTGATTCTAGAGCCATTTGCTAGAGAAACGGTTTCTTTATGTTTATCATAGTATTTCTTACTAGATGCACGTGTTTTGATCACATCCGATACTTTTACTTTGCCATTTGCCAGTTTAGATATGTATTTGACAATCGCTTGTTTCTCAGGAGTATCGATGACATCTAGAATCTCTTTCGGAATAACATGTTCCATTTATTATAGCAAAGAAAATAAAATCAAATTATTTACGAGAACGGTTTTTCATGATCATAGCAAAATAGGGATTCGGGTTCGACAGCACCGAGTCAATTTTCTTGACGGCTTCTAGTTTGGTCTCGATTTCATCATCTGATTCTTCTAATCGAGGCTTCTTCGCTTGAAACCCTTTCGGCTTTTTAACAACTACGACTTCTGATGTCTCGGATTCATCCGATGGAGGTGGTGGTTGGGATTTAGGTTTTCGGTTGTATTTTCTCTTTTCCTGAACTTGTAGTTTAATAAGTTCTTGTTCCTTTTCCTTCTTATCGGATTCTGTTTTCGCCTTACGTAGATCGACTAGTTTCTTTGCAGACTCGATTTGTTTTTCACTTCTAGGCTTCTTCGGTTTCAATCTCTTCAATTGAGCCTGACTAATTTTGATTTTACTTAACATGTCTTGATCGACTACAATCTCTCCAATGTTTTCATTGCGATTCGAATTTAGTTTTCTTTCTTTTTTCTCTACTTTCTCATAGTTTCGCACCATTTTAGAGACATCTTGTAAGGAAATTCCTTCGGAAGATTGAGACTGAGTATCAGAACTCGAATCACTAGTTGTATTATCCATTATGTATTCTACGGAGAAAATAATTTCTAAGTATATAGAAAATGGAATATACCTTTACGACCCCCAAATATTCTCAAGAAGAATTAAAAAAACTATGGGAGCAAGCCAAACCGGCTTCGAATGAAATTAAACAGGAACACGAGACTGCTGACGGGCAGAAAATATGTTCCATCTTACATATAACGGAATCTCTTTCCAATAACCTTACGTTTTGGGCGAATCAGGTTCTCCCTAGTATCCCCGAGACTTTCACACCCGACACTGAATCCAGCTCGACCCCCCGTAGTAAGTTGGAGGATCCGGTTAACAAATGAAGCTACGTCCGTGATTTGTTGAGCCTGTTCGGGCAATTCATGTGGCAACTCCTTTAGCAATGCCTCCATATCTTGATTGACAAAGGAGCGGATCTCGGATGTAATCAAATCATTTTTCGTTAATACTTTTAAAACCCATTGTTGACAGTTATTTTGCAATGGATTATAATTCAGCCAAAAGTCTTTTTCGATCCCCTTAGAAGACCGTTGGATCAACTCGTCAATCGTTAATTCGCCCTTAACAGGAACATTCATGTTTTCTTCTTTTTCACTTTTTGAATACGATAATTCATTCACCGTTTCATTTTTCTCAATCCGGTACTTTCCGTTTATAATCAAAAACAAATGAAAGAAGTTATCAACCCCTAGTTTCTTTTTCGCTTCTCCGAATTTGCCTCCTGACATAATATCGAAACCAATATCAACCGCTTTTGCAATGGGAGTCCGTCCGACAGCCATACTAGTAATCTTCTCGGCTCCATGGGCTTTTAGAAACTGTTTGAATCGTGTGGACTCGTATCCTAGTAGCCAATTTAAAATATCCCCGCCTATCCCTTTGGATGGTCTTCTATTAACAACTCGTAGCATTTTATACCATTATAGGAGATAATAATGCCTCGGTGCCCTCGGCGGGGCTGTATACAGGCTTTTTCTATATACTTTCCATATACATACAAAGCTATATAAGGAAGATAAAAATTTTTATCTTCGCTTTAAGTAGTATCTTATATACTTCTATATATAGAAGAATGCTATATAAACGATAAATACGCTTTTATGTATAATAATTATCTCATATATTGATATATGGAAGCATTAATCAAACATATCAAAGTCGAGAGACCCAATCTTGCAACGAGCTCAATCACTACGTATAGCAATGTCATTCGTTCTATCTATCGAGATGTATATGGCGACGAAGAGATAAACTATAAGAAGCTAATTACGGATTATGAAAAAGTGCTAGACACACTGAAGAGTGTTCCATTCAATGTGAGGAAGACAATCTTATCGGCTCTTGTCGTCATCTCGGCAGAATCCGAGAAAGCCCAACGAGCCTATCGTGATCAAATGATGGAAGATGCGAGACAGTACAATGCTTTACAGAAAACCAATAAGATGACAGATGTTCAGAAAGAGAATTGGATGACATGGTCGGAAATCGAGAATGTTGTCGCCAACCTTAAGAAGAAATACTATTATGTCTTTAAGGAAAAATCACCTAGTGCAGAAGACCGATTGAATCTTCAAAAATATGTCATGATGTGTTGTTATACGATGGTTCCTCCGAGAAGAGCTCTCGATTTCATGTGTATGAAAATTCGGAACTTTGATCCAGAGAAGGATAACTACTACTTGAAAGGCAACTTGTTTTTCAATAAGTACAAGACAGCAAAGTTTACAGGACTACAAGCCGAGAAGTGTCCGAAAGCATTGGAGTCGCTTCTTACCAAATGGATCAAGTTCCAAGAAGGCGACTTGATGTTTACCGACTACTATGGCAAAGAATTCTCTAGTAGCCAAATGACCAAAACACTGAATTCTATTTTTAAACCGAAGAACATCTCGGTGAATCAATTGCGACATATCTTTATTACTGAGAAGTGTGCGCCATTGATTAAGAAACTAGAAGAAACGGCTTCGAGCATGGCACATACAACCAACATGCAAAAGTTGTATGTAAAGGAATAAATGATGTTATTGGTATGATAACATAATTCATTTTTTAGGGAAGAAGTCAACGGATGAGACAAACGGATAATCATTCGGGGTATCCACTCCGCTCCATTGTCTTGCGTAGAATGGATCAATGGGTGGTCGTAGCATTTGATCTGGAAATTCTGGTGTCCATGCTCCACTCGGAGGTTCTTGTTTCATAAATTTTTTTTGTAGCATCCGTTCGTGTAGTAAAACTAATTCTTTTTTGGCTTGAATATTTTCTTCGGCTTCTTTTCGAAACCGGTCAACTGCTTCTAATTCTCTTTTCTTTTGTTCTTCGGCTTCTCTTCTATAATCAGGTATGACTGCTGGTTGTGTCCAGTTTGTAATGAGCGGGCGTATGGCAGAATAGTTATTCGGTCGTAAGGAATCATATAATGAAGATGTTCTTGGATTTTTTCCATCGAACGGATAAGGTAATTCGGCGTGCCCACCTAGATGTCTGATTTTAGTTTTCTTTGTTCTTTTCTTTTTTTTTTTTTTATCGATATTGACATTTACTGTTAGATTCGTAGTGCCTTTCGCATATCCGGATACACCAGCATCATGTTTCATCAATGCCAATTCATGATGCGTTAATGGCAATCGGATTCCTTTCTTTTCAAGAAACTTATTAACGAGTCCAGAATACACAACGGGTACGATGACCTCATGACTATGTGCGATGATTGGAACTGGTTTAGAGTCTTTGAGTTTTGCTAGATCCTCTTTGTTTGGTTTGTATGGCATTTATTCTAGATGAGATATATTTTACTTGTCATGTTTCTTCTTGGCTCGTTCTCTCGCCATATCTCCAAATTTCTTTCGAGCCGCGATCTGAGCTGGACTAGGTTCTTTTTTCGGTTTATCTATTTTGCCACCTACTGCTTTCGAGACAACATCCTTGACTGGCATTTTCATGGATTTATTTCCAATGGAAAATTTATCGCCTTTTGGTTTCGAGAAGCCAGTGGCTTCAGGGATTCCCATTTTCATCTTGACCATGCCACCGACCGCTTTGGCTTGTTCCTTCGCTTCTTTTACTTCTTGGTCGATCATTTCAACCGTTAAGCCCGCCTTCTTGGCTTCATCCGGATACTGCTTGACGAGAGCTTTCAATTGAGCGGGGGTCTTGATAAGTTTTTGTTTGGCTCCTTCCGGTAGTTCAACGCCAGTCGGCAACGTGCCGACATCATACGCTCCTTTCGCAAATTTAGAATTTACATACGAGGCGAGAGGTCCTCCTATGACTGGAATTAAATTGCCTCCAGCCGATATAACTGCTTTTGCTACGAATTTAGCAACACTTGCTACTGCATTACCCATTGTTTATAGTAGTAGCTAACATATTAATTTCCATACGTATAAACAATTCAAATGCAGATAACGAGAATCCGGCATGAGCAAGAGTTAGATTTCTGACGAATGACCATAGATAGCCCCAGATTTTTTTACCTATCAAATGAAACATGGGGCGAGCCGTTTTAAACAGCTTACGATCATACTTGGTTCCACTAACGGTTGATTCAACAATTGATTATCGAAATCGGCTTTGTTGACTGCCGTTTTTGGCAAACTACTTAGAACATTTCCTTGAACTTGATCTAAGTAATCTTCTACCTTCGAGATCCATGATACGTAATGGACAACATTCCACTTCGTGAGATCCTCTTTGGCTAATTGTTGTCGAACTTCTTGTTGTCTGAAATCCATTACGAGATAATCACATGGATCTAGAGATGATAACGGATGATTTAACATGAATGGTTGCCATACTAGTACCTTTCCGTATTGTCGTAGGAGGGATAGTTTTTCGGGCAAAAGATTCTTGGCATAAAGAAACAATACCGGTTTTGATTCATCGGCTACAACTTGCGGTTGGACCGATTGAATGACACTGGACACGCTACTTGCGATCTGTCCAATAACATTTGGAAGTGGATTCATTTTTATATTTTTATGTAAGATATTTAACTAGAAGGATGGACAGCGGCAATATATTGTTGAAAGGAGGTTGCAAGGGTCGATAATTGTGTTTGTAAATTAGTTATTTGTGATTGAAGAGTAGTAATGGTAGTGGCTTGTGCTGTAATTGTCTTGTCATGCTCTTGGACGGCTCCAATCAGATGAACGACAAAGTCATTATACGAAATACCAAATCGTGTTGTATCATCTTCCTCGGTTTCTTTGATATCCTCGTTCTTCCATGTACTGATGCTATGAGGTGTATGCTGTAAAACATCTTGGGCAAGGAGTCCAACGCATATGTTATCTTTTGTAGCCTGTGGAACAGGTGTCGTTGGATTTCCTTCTTTATCCGTATCATAGTACTTTCGTTTGTAATACTTTGGCTTACATTTCAAGATGCGTTCTAAGGAGCGAGTTGTTTTCAAATCGTTAATATCGTGTTTTTCTCGTTCATCACTCACATTCACCCATCCCACACCTGCTTGCGTATAGGCTACAAGGCTTCCCGCATATCGTATCGTAATTTGGTTTGCGGAGATTGGTAAATCCATCCAAAAAGCGCTTGGGCTAAGAGACGTAATATAATTAGCAGACCCACTTGTCCCCAGTCCCAGAGCTGGTTGACTTCCTGATGGTTGAGATGTATTACAAAATAAAGTATATCCAGAAGCAGCCCAAGAGCCGAGGTTAAATGTTGATACAGCAGTATAATTAACAACTGCATTACAGTACGTCGCACCACCAGAGCCATTAGAGGCATAGGAAGAAAATCCACCGTTATTGCTCATAAACCGAGCACCACCCCCAGAGTCATTACGAATGGTATAGCAATTTATACCACCATCCGCAGTACGATTAGATGAGTTAAAAAAGTGATTTACATTATTAACATTGTTAGCAACGATGATATTGAAATATGCGTTCGCACCAGCAGAGGCATTTCGGAAATATGCATGAGCATCTCCATCGACATCAGCAAATTGATACTGATACCGTGTGTTATTCTGGATTGAACTGCTCGCCCAAGTATAGATAGCCACAGGATTTCTATAATAACCCAAATATATAGCGTGGGAAGTTGAACTATCGATATGGACGTTGCCATCCGTGGCTATTATCTGTGCTGTACCTGAATCGGTACCCGAACCAACGTTAAAAGGTACATTCCAAGTACCTCCTATAGGCTGAAATGTTGTTTTGGTATTATCGCCGACTCCTTTCATACAACAATCCATGTATTGAGCCACATTAGCGGGTGAATTAATGAATGCAGTGTTTGATCCAAATGTGCCCAGATACTGACGAATCCCATAGTAATCCTTACGAACCATTAGAACATTGGTTAATCCACCCGAACTATCCGTCCA